GTTGCATTGTAGATCGATATCATCGCGGCCTGTTGCCATTGTTACGCTTAGGACGTTTGTATAAACCGTAGTACCTATGGTTATTCGCCACTCGGGAAGCCAAGCGCTCACGCTATGTATACCCCTGAGCCTCGGTTAGTAGACGTGCCTCTGTAAGCGGATTGATTAAGTGCATCCTCCACAGCACGAGCGATAGCTTCAGGATCACCAATACCGGCATTAACTGTAATATTCGTGCCGCCTGCCCCGTAACCTCTGCCCGTGTTCATATTAGGGCTATATCCACCAAGATCACCTACCGACTTTTGGTAAGCAATTAGATCTTTTAGATCCTGATCTGACTGCATATCTAGCAAGTCTGCAAAAGCATTAGCACGAGCAGAAGCCGCATCGGCGTACTCGAGGATAGCTCCGATTGAGCCGCCTGTAGTGTCTATGGGTGCGATGTAATCTCCGACTGGAATACCTGACCCAAGGCTAGCGCTCGTAGGTACTTTTGCCGTAGCAGCTGTATTAGCTAGTGCGAGTAGTCTAAGCATCTCTTGGATCTTGGCTAAAGCCGCATTAAGGTTATCTAGATTAATTAGATCCTTAGGCTTTAGGCTATCAAGGATAGATTTGATGTCTGTAAGTTTTGTATTTTGCCCTGAAAGAGCGTTAAGGATTTTTAGATCCTCATTTAGTTTAGCCGTTGCCCTAATGATCGCTGCTTCATCTTTGGCGGCAATAGCATCCTCGAGGGCAGCGATACTTTCCTTAACTCTCAAGCGAGCCGTATCGTTAGCAATCTGTAAAACTTGTGCAGAGTTAGTTGCCTTACCAAGTGCCTCGGCTTGGTTTGTAAGTGCCGCTGCAATTTGGATCTTATCTAGATCAAAGACATCCTCACTTTTGCCAAGTAAAACGTTAGCCTTATCGATTGCGTTTTGTAGTCTCTTTTGCTTTACAGCATCGGCAGCTGATTTAGCCTGATCCTTAATGAGCTTGGCTAGTTGCTTATTACGAGCGATAGCCTCTTGCTCTGCCTTTTTACGTGCTGCCTCGCGCTGTTTGTATCCACCATCGCCGGCAGTAGGAAACATCAAAGGGCCTGTGTTTAAGGGCTTGACGTTGCTGTTCTTTCTCATGGCATTACCGAGAGCACCTATAGCAAGTGCAGCAACGCTAATAGCTGTAAACCACGGAGCCCAAGCAAGGCCGATAGCAATACCGGCTGCAACTAAAATCGGCTGAGCGATCTTTACTTCCTGTACAAGATACCCAAATCCTGTAATCGCATTGGTTAGTTTTGTAGATAGGTTCTCGATAGTTTGAGCTGCACCGCCGGCACCGTTAGGCCCTGCTAGTCCACCTAAAGCATCGACTAGGCCTCCACCGATACGAGCCTGAGCTTGATTGACTGACTCTGAAAGTATCGCCATCTTTCCGCTAAGGCTTGCTGCCGCTTCATCGGCTGCGCCTAGGGTATCTGTAGCGATCTTTTCTAGGATCTCATCGAAAGTCATGGCCGCTAGTTCGGCTTTTGTCAGACCTAAACGGTATGTAGCAAGTCCTTTAGAATTACCCACATAGGCATTAGCCAAATCAGACGCGACAGCTGCTACATCGGCATTACGTGAGGCAGCAAGGTCAAGGGCTACGTTCATGATCTCGGTCGATTTAGATACCGATCCGGTGGCTGAGAGTAAAGCTTGCATAGCCGGTACAGCTTGAGCGCCTGTTACGCCGTAGAGCTTGCCGATCTGATCTACATAGTTTGAGACTGCCGGAGCATCAAAGGCTAATCCTAGATTTTTAACAGTATTAGTAAGAGCAATGGTTTCGCGCTCTGCATCTGCGAATTCTTTTACGGCAGACCGTACAGCCAAGCCAAGAGCAGCGCCTCCAAAAGCAACACCAAAAGATGAGCCAAGAGATTTAACAGTTTTATTAAGTTTGTTAGTAGCTGTCTCAGCTTGCTTAAAAGCGGTCTTACCTAAAAATTCTGCAATTATCTTAATATCTAAATTAGTACCGGCCATTATGCAACCTTCCTAACGCCACGTGTAGCAAAGCCTGAGGTCTTGCTCATAAAGAGATCATTAGTTTTCATGATCGCCCTTACGACAGCTTCGTTAGTTTTACCGTTATCGGCTGCCCACGCACGATAGATAAGACGGCCTGTAGATTTACGTGAAACCTGCCCTCTTTGACCAGCTACGCGAGGTTTAGCGTTTACGAGTATTCCTGTTGCATTAGCAGCATCTACAAATTGTCTACCGGCATTAGGGTTATTACTCTTGCCGAAATTCTTACCGGTTGAGGTTATGTAACGATGTTCACCGACACCGGTATCTTTACGGAAAGTAGGGATTACTACTTCTCTAGTTTTGCCCTGAGGTTGCCCACCAGGATTTTTACGTCCGGCTGTTTCATAGATAGCACCGGCAGCATTAGCATTAACAATACGTACAGATGATGCAAAGCCATTTTTATTTATCTTAGATCGAGCTGTGCTTAGTCTTATGCCGTTACGTATAGCCGCCGCGTTATAGATGGGAAAGTTACCGCCATCACGACCCCAGTTAGATAGGGGAGGAGTAGCAGGTACAAACCCTCGAGCAGCATTTACTACGTTTTGAGTAGCAAGAGTTAAATCTTTCTTAAGCTGTTTATCTAGATCCGGCGCATATTGCTTTAAGGCTTTACGGAGTTCATCAACGCCGCTTAGTTCTATGGGCATCGCTTGTCTCCTTCGCTTCATCCTTAAGCCCTTGCACAAGTGCATCGAGCATTGTCTTATCTAGATCTAGTAGCGCTTGAGGCGCGACCCCCAGTCGGATACTTAATCTTGCGATCAGGTATGTAAATGGGAGGTCGCGCTTCAGGCTAAAGGGTCGCTATCTAATACCTCGACTGACTTAAGTGTTTCCACAAAAGCCTCACCAAAAGGTTTAGGTGCCTGTCCCGCACGCTTTGTTATTTCCCAAGCCAAGTAGTAGACCATCGACTGTTGCTCCATTTCGCGAAACGCTTTATGAAACCCAGTTTTGTAAAACTGTTCGAAGGCATATTCAACGGCCGGCGAGATTTCGCCTTCCAATTCTGTGCCATCGTTACGTACGATCTTTAGTCTTGCCATGGTTTGCCCCTTTGTTAGTTAGTTTGATTTACCAAGTGCCAGTAGTTGCTACTACTGTTTTTGAGTTACATGTAAAAGTCAAATCCATCATGCCTTCATCGGCAACAGCGCCGTTGAGGGGAGTTAGATTGTCTACCAAAAATGTACCGGTGTATAAAACGTTGTCAGCTCCTACTGCAGCGGTGTAATTTTGAATAGCCTTAAATGCTACGGTCGTACCGTATGCAGCTTGAAGCGTTGCCAAAATTGATCCGGCAGCTGTGTCATTTAACAAAGATACTGTGATCGTGTCAGCTGATAGACCAGCAACAAACTTATGAGCTGTATCGCCCATCGCTGTAACTTCAAGCTGATCGCTTTGCTGTGTCAGCGTAAACGCGGTCACGTGATCAGTAAAATCTACAGGTGTAGCGCCGACCTTAAAGCCGACCTTATTATTTAGAAAAATTGCCACGATTATTCCTCGTCTTTCTTGGCTGTTGTTTTAGGTGTAGTTGTTTCGATCTGACCTATCTTTTTTAAGAAAGCCAAATCCTCGGGTGTTAGGTCAGACATGGTTTAACTCCAACTCGTTAGTACTGATATGGAAAAATCGGCCGTTAGTAGCGAGCCACTTTGTACCTCAAGTACAGAGGGAGCACTCATAGCCGAAATGTTTAGATTGATGTTTGATGCCGCTAGTTTGTTAAACACAGCTACGGCTAAAGACTCAATACCTTGTAGGTTGCCCTGATTATCAAACATAGGTACCGTCATGATGATCCGAAAATTAGCAAGAGGCGAAATAGAGGCATAAGAGTTATTGCTCGGAGTGATGTAATTCTCTGCCGGACTGACGATCACGCTGTTAGCCGTAATTGTGGCCGGAGGGTAGCTGTATGTATTCCAGTCGTTAGGACTGTCCAAGGCGGCAGCTAGTGTCGCTCTAAGTGTTGTAATGGCAGCGGTCATCCGACCATGCTCCTCGGGTTCGTATATCCGGCGATGAGCCCGCGGATTTTGCCGATCATGCTATTGCCCATCCTGTAGGGGCTTGGACTAAATCCATCGATGGATACGCCGCCTGTTTGTGAAACCTGACGAGCCTGAAAAATATCTACGGCCAAGATCATCGCTGCCTCGCGTACAGCCGGCGTAGTCGCGTAGCTGTTTGTCTTTGTGTCTGCGCCCACGGCTGAGCCGTAGGGGAGGACTCGCGTAAAATTAGCGTTAGCTGCGGTTTTAGCAAACTGTATAAAGCTATAACCATTAGGCCAATTAAAAGCCATATTATTAAATGCTATTGATGGAAACTGAGTAGCAGTCCCGGCAGTCCATGGGATCGTACCTGTAATTGTGTAGGTGCCATTAAAGGTTGAGCCGCATCCACTCAAGGTTACAGACTGACCCGTACTAAAGATTGCAGGGTTAGCAACCATAACTGTAGCTACGTTATTTTGTAACGCTGTACCTACGACAGGAGCAGAGTCAAACCATAAAAATTGGTTAAGTAAATCTTGAGCAGTCTGACAGCACGTTTCTACGATGTCTGAGGAATACAGGTTCTCAATTCCAAGGTTTGCTCTTAACTCGGCCTCGGTGACGTAAGTCGCTGGCATCTTCTACTCCTTAACTTAATAGGGCCGGTAGGGCTCAAAGGGCTAAGAGCCCTACCGACTATTAGGGTTTTACTTATGCCTTTAGGTAACGAACAATACCGTTAGGCATTTTTGCGATAGTTGCCATAAAGCCGTAAATCGCTACCTGTACTTGTAGGTTCGATACTACGTTTACTGACATATAAGCCTGTGGGCTACGGTAAACAGTAAATGCCTCAG